GATATAATCCTGCTCGTTTGGTGAATACATATTTGTGTTAGCCATCCTTATCTCCTGTCATATCTGAATGTGGATCGCGATATACCAGCCATTCGTTGACGCATTCTGCACAGGCGTAAATTTCATCAGGTGCCAGTTGCTTGTTACATCCTGCGCATAAGGCTCTCGCTATACTTTCCTGTTCGTAACTTCGATTTTGGTCAATCACCTTGTTTTCCTCGCACGTTCTCTAAGCCACCGGATATCCCACAGGTGAGCCGTGTAATTGAAGGTTTTTACGTCAGATTCTTTTGGGATTGGCTTGCGTTTATTTCTGGAGCGTTTCGTTGGAAGGTATTTGCAGTTTTCGCAGATTATGTCGGTGATACTTCGTCGCTGTCGTGCCATACGTCCTCCTTCGTCTCTGGCGGCGGGAAATTACCCACTGGCGACCGCTCACATCTGATACACCATTGGTGCCAATAAGGTTGATTTGGCCGGAATCGATAATCGTCTTTGCTTTCTCCGCAGCGGTAGCAGTGTTTCATGCGGCGTCTCCAAACCTCGCTTTCCATTCCAGTGCTAACCGGGCTTCGTCTGACCACTTAACGCCGCGCTCTGTACCGAATGCCTGTATAAGCTCTAATAGCTCCGCAAATTCGCTTACACGCATCCTGCTGGTTGACTGGCCTATTACCACAAAGCCATTCCCGGCAAGGTTAGGGACAACGTCCTGCTGCTTTAATGCTGCGGTAAACACACACTTCCAGCTTTCTGCATCCAGCCATCGTCCATGCCAGTTAACCTGACGTGAGACATCACCAAGGCAAGCCCAAAGCTTCCGATTTTGGTCTAAGCTGCGGTTGCGTTCCTGAATGGTTACTACGATTGGTTTGGTTGGGTCTGGAAGGATTTGCTGTACTGCGTGAATGGCATTTTGCTGATGTGCTGGAGATCGAATTTCAAAGGTTAGTTTTTTCATGTCTTCCCTCTCCACCAAATAAAAAGGCCTGCGATTACCAGCAGGCCTGTTACTAGCTCAGTGATGTAGATGGTCATTGCCAGCACTCCTCATTGTCACGGTCTCTCCATGTGAGCCATATAAACTCATAGACGAACGGGATAAATGCCTCAAAAAACCGTTTCCACTGCTCATCAGAAAATCCTGTCGCTTTATCAACCATCAGCTCTATTGGATGTTGCCCCTTTGGTGGTCGAGTGACACCTGACAACCTTTCAAATTGCATAATGAGCTCTTCTTCGTCGATACATCTGTTCAAAACAGCAATGAAGCGGGGATTCAAAAGCATTTCAGGTATTATTTGGTTGTTCATTCAGTACTCCGTAACATTCTCCTGCCTCCACACTTCGTCATACTCCGACTTCGGCATGTTAGCTATGTAGTTGTATGGTGACGCACCTTCCATTTGCAGGAACTGGTGAGACTGCTCGTCAAGAAATAACGGCACACCGCCTTCCCACCCTTCCCCGTTTCGCTGCTTCTCAAGCATTAAAACAGATGCGGGCGCAGCAAGAAGTTGCTGGTCTTTCTCGTTAATTTGCTCGCCAGCCTGAACGCGCTGTAACGCTCTCTCGCGAGCTTTATTGCGCCAGATGATAAATAGGTTATCTGTCAGGTCTGTAATCGCTCCTGAGCCTTTTACGTCCATCTTTCCGGTAGGTTTCTCCTCGCTGTCTCCCTTTCTGGAGTGAGTGACGAGGATAATGTGAGAGTTGGTTTTATTCTTGAAGTCGCACAGCGCGTCAACAAACGCCTTTTGCCCGTTGTAATCGTCATCGCCAATCCCGCACTTCATGAGGCTGTCGATGATGAATAACTGGATGCCGTATCGCCGTCTGGCATATGTGAAAATTTCAATCAGGCGTTCCGCCTTGGCCGTACCTGTCAGGCCAAATAACCATAGCCGGTCATCGTAAAACTTAAATGCTGATTCGATTTCCAGAACTGGCGGCATTTTGCAACATGTAGACTGCCGGGTCAGGCGTTTGAGCAGAATCCCGGGCTTCAGTTCAAGCGATGCGACGCATGTTTTTACCCCCTGTCTCATGGCCTCAAGTGCCATATGCCCGACAACCTCCGTTTTTCCATGACCGTTCACGCCATTGACAAGAGTTAACTCCGCCTCACGGAACTGGAAGTTGTAAGCCAGCGTTTCCCACGGTGGGTTAAACAGATACTGCTGCTTGCCGTAGAAAGCATTGATGGTGTCCTGATAAAACTCACGGGCGCTGTAAAGCTCTTCGGGGTCGAAATATGACGCTGTCCCGATGTACTGCCAGATTTCATCCTCGGTGACGCCGTTCATCAGGCATTCGTTGATATCTTTGTGTGGCAGTGTAACCAGACGACAGCGATGTTCACCCAGTCGGCTTGCGATTTCCCTTGCAGCTTCGCGACCTACATCATCAACATCCATCGAAATGAATATTTCCTCAAACCTGTCTAGGTTATGGTATTCAAACTCAATCCACTGTTGCTTGGCGCCTTTCCCGCCACCGAACGGGACAGATAGCGCCTGGATTCCGTATTGTGCATAGCTCATGCAATCAATTTCGCCTTCGCAAAGCACAACCGCCCTCACGCCAGCATCGAGAGCCTGCCATCCGAACAGACAGGGTTCACAGTCACCTTCTGCCATGATGACTTTCTTCCCGTCCGGACGTTCGGTGCTGATTCTCTTGACCTGCAACAACTCACCATCGCGCTTGTACGGAAGCACCAAAGCATCCAGTTCTCGCTCTCCATTCCACACCTTGCCGCTGACCACCTCGTACCGCTTTACGACTTCTGGAGATATGCCACGCGATTGCAGGTACTCAAGATGGGATTCTGTTCTGGTAACGTAACGGGCGATTTTCTTGCGGTCAGGTCTGGAGAATTTCTTCTCACGTCTGGCGTCGAAATGGTGATCATCATCCTTGATACCGAGAAATGCCTTTGCCTCCTGCATAGCCTGATGCAGATTTATTCCCCGACAGGCCATCCACAAATCAAGCATGTCACCGCCGTCGCCCTCAGCGAAATCAGCCCATTTTTTCTTACCGCTAAGGTTAACCTTAAGGCTGTTCCCCTTGTCACCGTTGACGTTGCCGGCAACCCACTCATGCCCCTCTTTCTTGCCGTTTGGCAACAGGTGCGGGGCCACCCTGTCAACCTGCGCCCAAAGCAGGTCGCTAAGTTCACTTGGCCTCATGATTCCCTCAGATTGAGATTTTTAAACCAGAAATCGACAAACGAAATACTTAACCAGCCGTGGTTATACCCGGCGATGAGCATGCGCTTGATTTTTGATTTCATGGTTCACCTGTCGAAAAACACGTAGCCAGTTTTCGATACGGTGATTGCGGATGATGGCCTTGAGAAAGAGTTACAAGCTCGAGATTTTTGGAATCCCCTGGCATTTCTGAGCCAGGTATTTAAGGCGCGACTCCAGTCAATGAATTTGCTCCCCTTGCTGAGGTGATGGTCGGTAAATTTATCAAACTCATCCTGTAAGGATATCCCGAACTCTTCTGCCATTTTCTGATGTGAGGCCGATGGTGAAAATCCTTCCGGCATCGAAGATGGTTTTTTCTTGCGTTCTAAAGGTTCCTTGACTGGTTCAAAAGAGTGATAGGTTCTGGGGTCATCTCCTGCCCCACCCCCTAGGTCAGCTCCTGCCCCACCCCGGTCAGCTCCTGCCCCACCCCGGTCAGCTCCTGCCCCACCTGATTCTGGTGGAATTTGTTGTGCATTATCCAGCGTCAGATAAAAAACGTTTGACTGGTTAAGCTCTCCTTTTCTTCTGAACTCCCTTTTCAGGAGCCCCATATCTTCAAGTGCTCTAATGTGGCTTTTTACGGTTGATCTGCTCACCTCACATTGGTCAGCGATATGTTGATATGAAGGCCAGCACTCTCCTTCATCATTGGCGTTATCGGCAAGCTTTATAAGAACCAGTTTTCTCAATGGGTTGCCAACCTTTATGCTCATGGCCTTCGCCATCAAGTTCATGCTCATTTTGACTTCTCCGAAGTTTTGTACTTGTTAAGTATTTCTCTCAGTGGCGCGGCTATTGCAGGATTAACGCCCTGATAAAACTGGTCACGCAGTAAATCTTTTTGGTGATTAACGCGTTTATTTTCCGGAGTTTTTCGCATATAATTACCTCTCCTGATACCATTAGAAATCCATCTGGATTTGGTCAGAACGCTCGGTTGCCGCCGGGCGTTTTTTATTTCCCGGCATCACAGCTTCCACTGCCTGCCTTGCTACTTCCCTGATTAAGCTCGTCTCCCATACCTTCTCCAGAAGCACGAACGTCACCGCCATATCCTGAATGTTCAGGCGGCTTACTTTTGAATCAGACCATCCCGCCATCTTTGCAAAATTTGTCTGCCCCATTGATACGAGTCGGGCGCGAAGCTCCGTTTCCACTTCGCGTATCTTTTTGCTGTGATTTGTGAGTTCCATTACTTAGTATTTCCTGTAGTTAATAGTTAGTTGTGGCTATGCGCACTGGCGCATAAACCTGTGGTTGATTTGTTATCTGGAGTTCGCTTTTCAGCGACGTAGGACGAATGTCCGTTGTGAGTGGTGTTACTTACGCGGCCTTTGGTGGAAAAAGATCGTCTATGGTTAGTTCATAACCGTATTCTTTGAACGCATTGATAAAAGCGCGACAAAGATTGATATCCATTCCCCTTCTGCCTGTCTCGTAATGACAAACTGCACCACGCGTACAACCGAGTACTTTCGCAAGATCTTCCTGCGTTAAACCGAAGCGCTCGCGAAAATTGCGAATATTATTCATAAGCTCCTCCTTACCAATAAGTATACACATCGTATTCAATATCGCAATACATAGTTTACGAGTTGTGACTGTTCTTGTTTGATACAAATTGTATAATTTAAGGATGAAAATGAACTGGTATGACATAGCGAAGCAAAGGATTGATCAGCTTGGATTGAGTCAGGATAAAGTTGCTGAACACCTTGGTGTAACCAAAGGTGCTGTTAGTCATTGGCTTAACGGGAGAAGGAACCCATCAATACAAGAAATTGGAGCTATATTTCAATATCTTGGCGTTACAGACGCGAGGTTCAACTCTGACGGAACCTTTAGCGTTGGCGAGTCAACAGAACAAAAGCCTGTTAAACCTCAATTTGAATACCCATTCTTCTCTCATGTTCAGGCTGGAATGTTTACACCAGAATTTCGAACCTTCACTCAACTAGATGCTGAGGGATGGGTAAGTACAACCAAAAAGGCCAGTGAGGCAGCTTTCTGGCTTGAAGTTGAAGGCCACTCAATGACGGCTCCAGCGGGATCACGACCAAGCTTTCCTGAAGGAATGCTGATTCTTGTAGACCCAGAAGATCCTGTAGACCCAGGCGATTTTTGCATTGCAAGGTTATGTGGTGATGAGTTCACTTTTAAGAAGCTCATCAAAGACAGCGGACAAGTATTCCTACAACCGCTAAACCCTCAGTTCCCAATAATGCCGTGTAACGAACAATGCAGGGTTGTAGGTAAGGTTGTAGCCAGCCAGTGGCCTGATGAGATATTTGGGTGATGATGGACTGAAGCGATGTTTGGGTGATATTCAAGAAGATTGGGTTCTGTTAACTAATTCAATGGGCTAACATAGAAAGGCAAACGGATATCTAGTGGCAAAGAAAAACGAGAGTCCTCTGTTACAGTCGGATGTTGATCGCGTCATAAACTCCAAGAAAATAGTGGATGTTAGCAGCATAAAATGGGGTAAGAAGCCGCCACCTGGCAGGTCACCGATGTGGTTACAAACGGCTATCACACCTTATGAGGATGGCTCACCTTTGCCTGGCCTAAAGTTTGTTTTACAGTGGCGACCAGCTGATGAATACGGAGATTCCCCTAAAATTCAGATGGTGGCGCTTTACTTTGGTCGAAGAATTTTTGGTGTGGACTCTTACCCAAATGATAGACATACTAACAGAGTCCGGGTATGCCATCCTGACTATGCTGAAAGCATTCTTGGCCCACATTATCACCTTTACTTTGAATCAGCGTTGCCGTATGAAATAGGTCTGATCATACGCGAGAAGATAGCCCCGGATGACTTGTTAGGACACTGGCGCTTTTTCTGCTATAAACTGAATGTTACATGCAAAGGAATACTGCCTTTGCCGACCCAAGAAGATTCGGGACAAATTCCATTGCTATGATGTGCTCAACGATAATTTCCAGACTCGGCTATGAATGCCTACCCATAGGTGAAGAGTCCTTGAGAATAATCAGTCCGTTTCCCTATTGTGACGATGGGGAGCATGTTGGCGCATTCGTACAGCATATTAATGGGAGTTTCAAAGTAACTGATCGATGCGACGCACTTATGAACATGGAGGCTCGTGGAATTTCACTTAACCAAAGTCGCCTTGATGTGATCAGGCAGGCACTCGCGCGAGAAGGCGCTGAGCTAAATGAAAGAGGCGAAATTCTTAAGTGGGCTCATGATGAAGGTGAGCTTGGAAAGGTAACATCAGATGTTATTAGGGCTGGTATTCTTGCTTCAGCTATGTCCATCGATTGGTATTCATCTAACCAATCTAAAAGATTTGAAGCTGAAGTGATTGATTTCATCTCAAAAAGTTCACTATCAAATTTAATGTCCCTTCGAGAGGAAGTCAGTGGCATGAGTGGTCACAATATTGTCATACCTGTTACCATTAAAACCGCAATGCCCAAATACATATTTACCTCAAGCATTAAAGAAGGTGGATCATGGAACAGCGCATATTCATTGCTTGGAAAGCTGATGGATCTTTATCAGGCCAACAACGCTGTTAACAATCGATACGTAGTTATTGACAATGAATCTATCGGCTCGCAAATGCAGCAACTGATACTGCTGTTCAACGACGTAAGCCAAGTTCTTCCATTCGAAAGCAGAAGTTTATGGCTTCCAAAATTAGCTGCATAAGTAACCCGGCCACCGCGCCGGGTTTACTTTTCCTGCCGATCCCTACGTCAACCATTCGCCCGTCAACGTAACTCATTGATAATTATGCCAACGCATCGCTATTTCATCCATTTGCCCGCCACTTTGTCACCACCCAGATACCTACTCTTCCAGTAGCTTCACCGCTAGTTCCATAACCTGAATCTGGTCAACATCCCACTTATCCAGCCCCTTTGATAGCTCCGTTCTTATCACGTCAGCTATAGCGACTCTTTTGGTCTCATGACCCTCAGCAACCATAGCAAAAACGACATCACCCACAATCCTGCACATTTCCTGATAGCGCAACTGCGCCAGCTCTTCGCTTTTCATACTGATACCTCGCTCATTTTTTGTTCAGAACAGTATGGCATAGAGGGTTTATAAAAATAAATCACTTTATAAATCAACATATTGTAAACAAAACTTCGAATAGGATACAAAATGTATTTGCATTGATGTTTACTATACGTATACTAAATCCATCAACAGGACGCACTACTCACCAGGACGGTGAAAATACAACGATTCAGTGATGAATCTACGCGGCTGAAAAGCCGGAACGACCAAAGTGAGCTTTGGGAAAGCGTGTCGTGGAGCTTAGGCCTAGTAATAAATCGGGCCGGACTGAGAAGCGACTTGAAATCCGGGAATTGAAACAGGTCCCGGCGCTTTCACCAAAGTTCATCAGGAGGTCACTATGACGCGCAGAACAGCTTTCAATGGTTCAGCAGCAGGTCGTCGTCGTGAGCGCCGTGCAGCGCTTCAGAATGCGGTAACGGCAAGCTCAGAAGTATTACACCGCCCTACCCTTAGCCGCGCCCAGATTCAGGCCAAAGGAAAACACGAAACGCCAGAACGTATTGAAGACGCAAAATCACTTCAGTTCATGGCGAAAGATGCATTCTGGCAAGTGGAAGAGTACAGACGCCATCTGGAGCGGGCAGCCATTGTATACGCAAATGAGTTCGGACATAAGCCACCAGAAACCGGTGTATGTTTGCCAGACGTAGCGCTTTACGCAGCAGGTCATCGTAAATGTAGACAAGTTACCGCTAGATAATTATTCAGCAGCAATCCTCTCATCTAATCAGGTCGCAATGCGGCCTTTTTTATTGCCAAAATTTAAGGAATAACAACATGAATTCAGCAGATTTATCGAAGATTCTTGAAGAACACAAAGTGTGGATTACCTCAATGCGTGAGAGCGGATCGAGAGCCAACCTGTTCGATGCCGACCTGCGCGATGCCAACCTGCGCGGTGCCAACCTGCGCGGTGCCAACCTGCGCGGTGCCGACCTGTGCGATGCCAACCTGTGCGGTGCCGACCTGCGCGGTGCCGACCTGTGCGATGCCAACCTGTGCGGTGCCGACCTGCGCGGTGCCGACCTGCGCGGTGCCAACCTGCGCGGTGCCAACCTGTGCGGTGCCAACCTGTGCGATGCCAACCTGTGCGGTGCCGACCTGCGCGGTGCCGACCTGCCTGATCTCACTTTCGTAATCCTGGGTGAGAAATACTTCATAAGTATAACGAACGGTGAATATGTACGAGCAGGGTGCCAGAACCACACAGTTGAGGAATGGAGAAAATATAGTAAGCAGGAAATTACTGAGATGGATGGTCGTAAAGCTCTAAAATTTTATCCACGATTGCTTTCGATAATTGACTTTTACCTCGGGGCCGGAGAATGGCCTGATTGGGTTAAAAGCGATGGGGAGGAGTGATGGAAATAAATAAAGAGCAGGCATCAGAAATTATCAAACTTATCGAACAAGCATTACTTGATGGGTTTGATGATGAAATTTTGGTTTCGCTACACGAAAGTCTTACCAAATTTGTCAGCGAATAAGCACCTAATGACCATTTTAATAGTGGTCATTGTGAGCAATATCGCTCGTAACCAAACGAGGACGACGACTCGTTCTGGTTAATCGAAAAATCATCCCTTGATGTTATTTGCCGCTCGCAGTCAGGGCGGCTTTTTTACCAGTATATCAATAGCGCTTCATATCGAGGCGTTTTCGCTATGCCAATAAATAAAAATGGAGAATCCCACGATGACATTTGCTATCGCGGGCGGTGCCGTCATGGGTATCGCCCAACTTAATGAATCACTTTTAGAGCGTATAACCAGAAAATTACGGGCCGGATGGAAACGTCTCGGTGAAATTCTTAATCAGCCAGGAGTGCCACGCCATGACCATTACGCCTGTTAATGGAACAATTCTTGTTCAGCAAGGAAACAGGGAGTTCAACAAGCTATATGAGAAAGTATTTCCGGATACAAAACAGGGAATGTCTGATGCGTATACATGGGCTGCCGGAATAGCTCTTGGTTGGGATAAGTGGCAGGACGAAGAATGGGAGGCGCGTCATGTTGCATGATTTTGATGATGAAGAATTTATTGCTCTCAGTTCTCCTGAAATTGAGGAAGAAGTGGAGCAGCAAATTAACTTAGCCGCAGAACGGCAGAATCAGGTTATTAGCTGGGATGAATTTGCAGGGTATTACTCATGAATCTGGATCAGTTAGATGAGCCGTTCGCAGCTGAAGATATCGAATGGCGAATACAGCAAAGTGGTAAAACACGCGATGGCAAAGTATGGGCTATGGCGCTGGCTTATGTCACGAACAGGGCAATCATGAAACGCCTGGACGATGTTTGCGGCAAAGCAGGATGGCGCAATGAATACCGCGATATACCCAACAACGGTGGCGTTGAATGCGGCATATCAATCAAGATTGATTCCGAATGGGTAACCAAATGGGATGCTGCTGAAAACACGCAGGTAGAAGCCGTCAAAGGTGGTCGTTCCGGTGCAATGAAGCGCGCTGCCGTTCAGTGGGGAATCGGTCGGTATCTGTATAACCTTGAGGAAGGTTTCGCACAAACATCTCTCGATAAAAAGCAGGGATGGCACAGGGCAAAACTGAAAGATGGAACAGGATTTTACTGGTCCCCTCCATCGCTGCCGGGATGGGCAATCCCAGCATCAGATAACAAACCATCACCAGAAAATACCAACCAGAAATCTCCATCGGTTGACTGCGAACAAATCCTGAAAGACTTCAGCGATTATGCATCAACAGAAACTGACAAGAAAAAACTCATCGAGCGTTATCAGCGTGACTGGCAATTAATGGCTGGAAACGAGGAGGCGCAGGCTAAATGCGTTCAGGTAATGAACATCAGAGTTAATGAACTAAAACAGGCGGCATAAATGGCAAGCAGAGGCGTAAATAAGGTGATTATCCTTGGTCGGGTAGGACAAGACCCGGAAGTTCGATACTCACCATCAGGAACAGCGTTCGCTAACCTGACAATAGCCACGTCAGAACAATGGCGTGATAAAAATACTGGCGAGCAAACAGAATTGACTGAATGGCATCGTGTTTCCGTAGTCGGGAAACTTGCTGAAGTCGTAGGTCAGTATGTGAAAAAAGGTGATCAGATTTATTTCGAGGGAATGCTGAAAACCAGAAAGTGGAAAGACCAGTCAGGGCAAGACCGTTACACAACCGAGGTTCATGTCGGAATTAATGGCGTGATGCAAATGCTTGGCGGCATTGGCGACAGCAAACAACAAGCAGCCAGCAGGCAATCACAGAAGCCACAGCAGCAATCATCGCCAACACAACATAACGAGCCACCAATGGATTTTGATGATGATATACCCTTTGCACCAGTAACTCT